CTTGCTCTTGCAATCGCATTTCGACCATTACCACCACTAATTTCAATCACAGGCGGTGCAACATAATCAAAGCCTGGATCTATAACATCAATTCTTTCAAACTGACCTTTTACATTTGCTGTTGCACTGACACCAGCACCAGTTAAACTTTCAACACTAACTGTTGGTGGAGTGATTACATCAAATTGAGATCCTCCCTCTAAAACATCAATCGATTCTACACCACCAAAAAATATAACATCACCCGACTTATAGTTTGATATCTCTACACCATTTACGAACATGCCAGTGGTGCCTGGCGCTGTCTCACGCCTTGCCCCGTCAAACACTGGATTTAAAGAAAATCTCTTTAATAATTTTTGATGATCGAGTTTTTTATTTGCAAGATCAGGAACAGATATTTTAAATGTTCCATTTCCTGTTGCATCTACAAAATCACCGTTTACAAGATCAGGTAGAGAGTTTGCAAGACGAATATTGTTGGAATCAATACGACTTACATAATAATTCTTACCATCAATTAATTGACCTAGAAAACCACTAATCGCATTATATGTAACAACCTCTCCAGAATAGAATCCATGATCAGCAGCACCTTCTGTAACCTGTATTAATTGTATAACGTCTCCGCCAGTGGCGCCAGTCCATGTTATAGAACGATCTGGTGCAACTATAGGTTCATTACCTAAACTTGGTAAAGATGGTGAGGCAACGTAGGCATGAGGATGTGGTGGTAGTGCTAACGCATTGTCACTATCATGATCATATGTATTTTGAACATCAGTTGTATATTTGTTGATATTAGTGTGAAGAGAGCTATTTCCTTTCTTTAATCTTCTTCGTATGGATGCAATGTTAAACTCGCCAATGCCAGGCAAATCACCTAGAATGAAAGTTGAACTACTAATAACACTTAAAACACGACCAACTCCCAATAATATATTTTGTCCATCTAAAACTTCAACTGCATCTTCTTCTAAAAGTCCATGAGCTGAGAGAGTTTCGATGCTGAAACTACTACTTGACTGCCTTGTAATAGTTTTTGGAGTAAATTTTACACATGTGTTATAAACATAAGATCCAAAATTAAAATCTTCAGAACTTTTGTTAATACCGAATGCACCAACTTTAATCTTATCTCCCTTATTAAAATAAAATGTAGTGTCAGGAATTGGAAAGTCTTTTAGAACACCTGTGATTAAAACTTCTATTTTATTTGTTGTACTTGCAAAAGAGTATCCATATGCAACATTATTATATCTTACATCATCACCAATGCTTAAAGTATCAACAGCAGTTGGTAATCCAACAAATTGATTTGCGGTTTTACTTGTATAAGTTACAATTCCAGCAACACTCGCTGTTGGTAGAGAGATAGAACCACTTGTAGGAAATCCAACTGTAGTATCAACTGTGATTGTAGTTGCACCAATTGATACAGGATCTGTGACACGAGTTCTGCCTGGAACTATGAAGTTTCCATCAATTGAATCTTGAGATACACTAATTTGATAGTAATGTTCTCCATCATACAAAAAGTCTTTTACGTCTGATATCGCACCAGAAGCACCTCGAATGTTCTTATCATCATCATCTGCATCTTGAAAGAGTGTTGATCCTTTTAAGTTACGAGGATCTCCAGTGATCGGTTTAACAACAAAATCCTGTGCAAAGCCATAGTCAGCATCTGATGGTTTAATTAAAAACTCAGATGGTTTAATAATATTAACTTCCTGTCCGTATAATACTCTAAACAAAATACGATATGATTCTTCGGTTCCCTTTGTTCGATAAAAATCTTTAACTTGACGAATAAATTTAACTTGATCTATATCACTGCTTAGTTTACGATTTTCAAAACCACTTGCAAACGTTGTTTTTAATTTACCAAAAAACTCACGAATAAAAAGATTTGATAAATTATGGACTTTTGATCCGCCAGTGTGAGACGCACCCACTGTTGTATTGAATGATAATAAGTCTGGTCTTGTAGGCTGATCCATATCATCAACACCACTAAATCCACGAATACATCCAGTAAATGATGTTGTTCCAATGCCAGTGTATGTAATTATCTCATTATCAATTTTTAACAGTCCATACTTTTCTGGATATCCCTGTGTAGAATCTACAAAAATTGTAGATGAGTAAGATTCAGTATCTGTTGATAATCCAGTATATTCTGTAAGTGCAGCACCAACGTATGTTTGTAATTTAGTATATCTGTCAAGATTTTCAGCGATATTGATTGATCCACCCTGATACTCTTGGGAGATATAATATTGTTTCATAAAATCCACGAAAAGCGGACTTTCAGATTGCACAAACTCAGGTAACTGATTCTCAATTACTTGATTGATTTCGACTCTTTGTATTGATGTGTCTATCATTAATATCCGCCGCCGTAGCTAGATCCACCTCCAGATGAGGGTGTGGAAGATGTATTAGTTGATGAAGTTGTGGTGGTGGTTGCAGTTGAATAAGTTCCACCAGTTGTAGTTGTAGTTGCAGTTGAAGAAGCTGTGGATGGAAGAATCGCAGCAGCTGTCGAGACTGGAGAATTTGATTTTCTTGTAAAAGTTGGAGTATAATAACTATGAGTATGAACAAATCTAGATCCAGAGGTATTTTCTCCTGATGCGATCAAGTCTGGAATCATATCAATCGTTGTATTTGTCATATCAAATTTAACATATAAGTCACGAAGTCCAACAATGTCATTTGAGTGTGGAATAGCTTGAATTTCAACCACACCGTTTGCAATTACTGTTGAAAGTATATTTACAGTATCTATAAGAACTTCACCAGTCATATAATCAACTGATCCAGCATTTTTCTTTACAATATTAGGTGTTGAACCTTCTGTATATGTAAAGAAGAATATTCGACCTTTTTCACGATTAATTACCTCATCAGCAAGATAAACAGTTCCTGTGACACCCTCAATCGTAAATCCTGTTGAGACCACATTGTAAGCAGTCTCTTGAGTATGGAACATATTACCATAACAAACCTCATACTGAGCAAACTGACCCAAAACTGCTTTTAAATTACGTCGAATCGTGACTAGAGTGATATTTGATGTAATTGATGAGTCAATACTATCAATTAATGACACTGCTTTACTGTATTTGAATCTACCACCAAATTTATTAACATCAATTGATCTTGAGTACTGAGTTAAAGCATTTGAGACACCAGTTTTAAGATTATTTGGATCATCATTCAAACTTGGGTTGTAATATGGAGATGTTGTTAATTCAACATACAAATATTTTAAGTCAATGAACTCTGGCACAATTCCAGCAACTGCATAACTCTTTAATCTTGAAATTAACTCTCTTTTTGTTTGATCAGAAAGAAAATCACCATTTCGAGGTTTGACCGATATAAAAACTTTTCCAAAACGAGGTGGATTCATTTCTTCACCACCATAAGCTGTTACAGATTCAACGTTAGGGTAAATATATCCTAAAACTGATTCATAATCAGACGCTGTGACTGCACGATACTGAGAAGAGTAGATTCTTGGTGCAAAATACTTAATTGATGATATAGATTCAATCTCATCACCATCTCTTGACTTTTCATCTGTTGAGACAAGTGATATAAGACCAGCATCAATTGCAGCACCATCTTGATTTGTAATATTTCCGACAAAACTGAACTCTGATGCACCATTTCCTTCTTTTCCGTCAGTTACGATGTAAGAAGCGGTAATATAATTATTATTTGACAATTTTCGACCAATTACATTATCACCAAAGATCAATTCATATCTTTCATCTTCAATTTCTTGCAATAAGTAAGAATTTGATGTTGATGTTACACCTACAATGTTATCAATTTGTTGATAGGTAACTGATGAAGTCGCCGTTGATGATGATTTAACTTTAATTTGAATTGTTGATGTATCAATAAAAGAATTATCAAGAATATATCTCTGATTGAATAAAGACGTGTCAACAGTGAAGTTTTGAGAGACGTAAACGCCTTCATATATTTCAATGTTATTAAATTCAGCAACTCCATTCACAACAGGAACCGTAATATCCTCTGGAATGCAAAATATGTAGTTTGTATTGTCTCCAGCACCATTACAAATGATACCAGAGTTAATTGTAAGTGTTGATGTCTCTACTAATCCATCAACAGTAAAAGATATTCTTGCTCTTGCGGATCTACGAGATCTTGGAACGTAACCAATGTTTCTGGCGAGTGCAACAACGTTTTCTCGAAGTGTAGCGGAATCAAGAAAACACTCATTTGCTGCCATATTGGTATTATAGGCAGTTGTATATGTATTATATGCTAATGCGTCAATAATTATCGAAAGGTTAGACCCTTCAAAATCATAATCAGTAAAATTCGTATTCGCCCTCAGATAATCTCTGATTGACGTTTTAATTTGATCAAAATCTAAATTAACGTATTGACCGAAAGCCATTATACTCTAGCTGGGAATAGGAGAACGTCTACTTCTTGTGTTGGTGCTGGAATTCCAGTAATATCATATTGAACTGTACAATTCATTTCATTTGTATCAGGTGCAACTGTAACTGTTACATCAATATTGCTAATTCGAGGTTCATAATTAAGTAAAGATGATCTAATTTCATCTGATACTCTTACTTCACTCAAATTAGTGTTTAAATCGAACAAAGATTCATTAATGACTGAACCAAAATTAGGTTCAAATGGTTTTTCACCAAGAATTGTGAAAATTATGTTCCTTACAGACCTTTTAATAGCATCTTCGTCACGAATTGTCACTACATCATTCGTCACAGGATGACGTTTGAAGGATAAGTTGATATCTTTGAATGCTCTAGAAGCCACTATTTACACAAAAAGTTTCCTGTTTTTATTTATACCGCTTTTTTTATCTTTTTACGACTCTAATTTTGTATTTTTCCGATTCTAAAGCGTTAATAATGTATTTAGCACAAATTCTTGGGTCTTTTTTACCACAAGTGAAGAAATCTGCGTTCAAAAGACCAGATTCAGGCCAAGTATGACAAGAAACATGACTTTCAGCGAGTGCAAAGAGACATGTGACACCAATTGGATTAAATTTATGTGTGTATTCATTCAATATTGTCATCTCCGCCTTCAAAATTGCACGAGTAAAGATGTCACGAAGAAAATTTGGACTATTTAAGTCCTCAAAGTACCCATCATAGACATCTAGTATCAAATGTTCTGACATTTTACTCAATTACCTCTGAAAAATCATCTTCCAACACTTCTTTGAGATAAGATTCATCCCAATAATCATAATAATCTGTTTTTGCAAGTTTTTTTCTTGCTTCCGTAAGTTCTTTTCTCGGTTGACACAACACTAAATTGTATTTTCCGTTACTTGTTTGTATATTTTGTATATATGTCTTTGTTTTTCCGTGATCGGCAATGAATTTGTAGTCAGGATAGTTTTTATTATAGTCATCAACAGCGTCATATAGAAATTGTGCGTCAATATTATCTTCAACAACGTAAATTACAACATCAAAATCAGGTTTTGGTACAATTTTACATAATTTTTCATCTAAAATCTTAAAATTAGCGTTTGATGCATAAGGGCATATCGCAAAATTACCTAATTCTGGTCGAATTTTTGATAATTGACCAATCCAATGTAAAATATACCTAGTTTTCTTGTCCATTCAGATCAATTGTAAAGTCTCCTTTATAAAAATCAAGATTCATGTCAGTAGTTCCAGCGCCTACACTGATATCATTTTCTCTTTCATCGGGTGTTGTCCAGAAATAATCGTCACAATCGCCTAATCTACCCCAGTTCACGTCATTCTCAACTTCAAATATTCTTGTCGATACTTTAAAGTCAGGAGTTTTGACCTTTTCAGGCGTCATAGAGGTGTCATAGATGCGACATCTGTTGTTTGGATACAGTGCAAACTGACCATTTCTTAACTGAATCAGATTAAATGACTTATGTTCATCTGGCATTTCACTTGTAGACGCATCAATCTGGTCAAAATCGCCATGATAGTTGTCTAAAGTACAAATATACTGTCCTTTTTGATTGCCAAAGTGTCTTGTACGCAGTTCCCACTCCATTGGAGCGACAAATTGTTTCACGATAACCGTAAAATCATAGTCCATACAGTTCCAAAACTGTAGATTGACCAAATCCATATCGGGATCTGGCGTTTTCGGAGAGGAGAGAAAAGCGCTGATTGGTAACTTATCATACATTGCACCATACTCAGGAAGATAAGTCTCAAAATAAAATGCACGACCTTGTATTGACTTTGCAGTGACCCATAAACCTTCCACAAATTCACCATGACCTGATTGAAAGTCTGTCAAATATTCTTTTCGTACCCATACCTTCTTTGTTGGAAGATTTGCTATGTAGTTTGCCATGTCTTAAAAAAGTCCGAAATTTCGTATCCGTCTAATTTTGCTTTGTAATCTGATGATTCACCCAGATAATAGT